TCCCTCTTAACGGTGACATTGCAGGTTTAGCTGTAAGAACAGATGAACTAAGAGACGCATGGTTCTCTCCTGCTGGTTACAACAGAGGCCAAATCAAGAACATCGTAAAACTTGCATTTAATCCTAAGAAGGGTCAAAGAGACGTCATGTATCAAGCAGATGTTAACCCAGTAGTAACATTCCCTGGACAAGGCACAGTCTTGTTTGGTGATAAAACATTACTAGGTAAGCCTTCTGCATTCGATAGACTAAACGTAAGAAGATTGTTCATCGTACTTGAGAAAGCAATCAGCACTGCATCTAAGTTTACATTGTTCGAATTCAACGATCAGTTTACCAGAGCGCAGTTTAGAAATCTGGTAGAACCGTTCTTAAGAGATGTACAAGGTAGAAGAGGAATTACAGACTTCAGAGTTGTATGTGACGACACAAATAACACAGGAGAAGTAATTGATAGAAACGAGTTTGTTGGAGACATTTACATCAAGCCTGCTAGATCAATCAACTTCATTCAGTTAAACTTCGTTGCAGTAAGAACTGGAGTAGAATTCTCAGAGATTGTTGGTCAATTTTAATAAATAGGAATAGGAGACAAAAATGGCTTTTAACATTAACGAAATTAGGTCACAGCTAACACTTGGTGGTGCTAGACCTACCCTGTTCCAAGTAAACATCTCTAACCCAGCAAACAGTGCTGGTGATCTGAAAACTCCATTTATGGTGAGAGCTTCTCAGGTTCCAGCATCTACTTTAGGTTTTATCGAAGTACCATATTTCGGTAGAAAGGTAAAGATTGCAGGCGACAGAACATTTGCTGAATGGAACGTAACAGTAATCAATGACGAAGACTTCTTAATTAGAAATGCTATGGAAGAGTGGATGCAATCAATCAACTCTCACCTTGGCAACGTAAGAGGCTTCGGATCTGCGAGTGACTTATCTTATAAGTCAACAGCACAGGTCATTCAATATTCTAAGACAGGAGTACCTATCAGAGAATATAGCTTCAACGGTTTATTCCCAGTAAACATTACTGAGATGGAAGTTGACTGGAATGCCACAGACGTGCTTCAAGAATTCCAGGTCACTTTCCAGTACGACTGGTGGGAAGTAACTGGTGGTTCTACAGGGAACGCAGGCGGAAACTAAGATTAAAGGGCAACAACTCGTTGCCCTCTTTTCTTTTATAGGGTATGATATGCCCTTTATAAATATATAATGAGGTAACCCCTATGGCAGAATTATTCGGATTCGAGATAAAAAGAAAGTCCACAGATCAGGACTTAGGCTCATTTGTAAACAAATCAGATGATGACGGCGCTGTCGTTGTCGCTGAAGGTGGTGTTTATGGGCAATACGTAGATCTCGAACAGACAGCAAAGAACGAAGGCGAGCTTGTAACTAGATATCGTAAGATGTCTATGCAGCCTGAATGCGAAAATGCTATTGACGATGTTGTAAATGAATCAATTGTTTACGAACCGGATAGCCATACAGTCGAAATCAATTTAGATCAAGTCGAAGTCACAGACGGTATTAAGAATAAAATATTTGAAGAATTTGACTCAGTAAAAGATCTGTTAGACTTTGAAAGACAATCATACGAAATTTTCAGACATTGGTATATTGACGGAAGGTTATACTACCACGTCATTATAGATGAACAAAATGTTCAGAATGGTATTCAAGAACTTAGATACATAGATCCTAGAAAAATTAGGAAAGTAAGGGAAGTCCAAAAGAAAAACAAAGGACAAGGACCTAACAGAATTACACTTAACCAAACAAAGCAAGAATATTATCTGTTCAATGACAAAGGATTTAAGGGCGGACCAGGAGTAACAAATCCCGCTCAAGGCACTACAAACGGTCTTAAAATAGCCAAAGATAGTGTGTTACATTGTACATCTGGATTAATGGACGAAGCAAATAAAATGGTATTAAGCCATTTACATAAAGCCATTAAGCCTTTAAACCAACTAAGAGTCTTAGAAGATGCAACAGTTATCTATAGAATATCAAGGGCACCAGAACGAAGAATATTCTATATCGATGTTGGAAATTTACCAAAACTAAAAGCCGAACAATATCTTAGAGATATGATGGCTAAACATAAAAATAGACTCGTCTACGATGCAACTACTGGTGAGCTAAGAGACGATAGAAAGTTTATGACTATGTTAGAAGATTATTGGCTACCAAGAAGAGAAGGCGGCAAAGGTACAGAGATTACTACCTTACCAGCTGGACAAAACTTGGGAGAAATGGACGACGTATTATATTTCCAAAAGAAATTATATAGAGCTTTAAATGTTCCTGTATCAAGATTAGAACCTGAACAAGGGTTTGCAATTGGTAGAGCGTCTGAAATTAGCCGAGACGAAATTAAGTTTCAAAAATTTATTGCAAGATTAAGACTTAAATTTTCTAGATTATTTGAATCTGCATTAGAAAAGCAACTGGTGTTGAAAGGTATTATTACACCTGACGACTGGCCCGCCATTAGAAGAGAGATGAGATTCGATTATGTCACTGACAGTCACTTCTCTGAACTTAAACAACTCGAAATCTTTAGAGAAAAAATCAGTGCTGTTAATGATGTGGATCCATATCTTGGAAAATACTTCTCAACTATGTGGGTTAAGAAGAATGTTCTTAAGCAAACAGACAAAGAAATTGAAGATATGCATGCTGAGATGATGGCTGATACAGAAGCCGAGCAAGAAAATATGGACCAATATGGCCCAGATCAAGGCGAAGAACAGCCTGATCAGGACAATGGATTCCCTGAAGCACCGCCTGAGCAAGTGTAAGATATATAAATATAGCAGGAGATTATTATGACAGATAATGTAAAGAGTATTGTTGATTTGGCAATGGACGACAAACCAAATAAAGCTAGTGAAGTTTTAGATGATATTTTGAGAGATCGATTAGCTGCTAAAGTTCAAACTATGAAAAATGAACTAAGCAACGATATGTTCGGTCAGGAATATCAAGGTGATGTTGATGCTGAGCCAGTAGAAGATCAACAAGAACTTGATTTAGAACCTATTGAAGACGAAGAGGAGCTAGATCAAGAAGAACTCGTTGATGATGGTGAAGTAGAAACTGAAGACCAAGAACAGGATGAAGATCCTGTCGAAGACGAGGAAGAAAATGAAAACACTTAGACAAATCGTAGAACTGAAGAAGATTGATATTGTTCCTGATCCAGAAGAACAAGCTGGACAAATCAGCAACTATGCTAATCCTAAATCAGAAGCAGAAAAGAATTTTGTCGGTAAGCACTTAGACGCTGTGCAACAGCAACTTCATCCTGCATTTAAAAATCAAGCAGAACAAGATGCTGTATTTAAAGGCGGCACTATTAAAAAAGATCATTCAAAAATTGCTTCTTATAAAGAGGGCGAAGACGCTGAAGTTTATGAGCAAGCTATTGAGTTCGTAAAAGATAATTTAACAGAAGAAAATTTAGAAAAGTTTAACCAATTGCTAGAAGACGATTATCAAAGCGCTGTTAACTTTGCATTAGAAATCTCTGAGGAGATTTTAAGTGAGTAGAATATTAAAGTTAAAAGGTTCTGAATTTACAGCTCCTACTAGCTTAGCAAATGCTA